TAGATGTATCGGAGGAACTATACGGAAAACGTCAAATTCCAATGATTTTGCAAAGAGGCAATCAATCTTCTATTGTCTCATTCCCTCAAATGGATGAGGCATTTATCGGGGTCATCATGCCAACCCGTGAATTTTCACCCGCCAAAGTACCCGCCTGGTGCTATATACCCTCAGTTAAGCCAGTAGAAGCTACTGAAAACGCTTAATTTCAGACTGCAAAGCCTCTTATTAGGGGTTTTGTGGCCTGCAATTCGCAGGGTTTTTATAGGCGTTCAACATGAAAAACGATTTCACACAATGGCTTGAAGATAATTACGATCAAAACTCACTTGCTGACATGGCGAATCATGGATGCACTGGCGGTGTCTCAGGGATGATCTATTACACGGAAACAGAGGCAATTTATAAGCGGTTTTCCAGTGAATTGCATGAAATATTAGATGATTATCGAGATCAAGTAGGCGAATGGCCCGACTATGTGACCAAAGAACTAGGGCATTTTCAGAGCTTCTCTAATTGCATGGTTTGGTTTTGTGCTGAATATGTCGCCCGTGAATTGACAGACGGCATTTATGAGACTGAGCGCGACTTTGCGAATTGTTAAGGGCTTTATGATCTATGCAACAATAGCCCTAATCTTACGAATACTTACAAAACGATAAACCCCGAACCCGCCTAATAAGCGGGTTTTTTCTTTGGTGCTACCCAACTATGCACCCATGCCAAAAAACGGCTCAAAACGGGTTTAAATCTGTTTTAGAGGGGTTTCCGCCGCCAGCTTCGATTAGGTTTTTCAGGGTTTCATTGAGTGCTGACAATTCTGTCATTTTGTAAACCCTCCAAAGTTCTTTAGTTCCATGCCAGTTATTGTGACAATCCCTGCATAAAGCGATCACGCAATATTGTAGTTTTTGCTCTATGTGATGTGCATCACTTGGCCCATGTTGACCACATACTGAGCATGGTAAGAGTTTTACTCTCCCGATATGCGCTCTCTCTTTTGCGCTTAGTTTGTTATTCAAGTTGTGGCCTTCATTTCCATGCGGGCACTATACTGGGCGGTTCTCCAACACTCCACTTTTGCTTGGGCGGCTGTCATCAACCAGCGATAACGCTCCTCTATTTCCACGGCTGCCCTGATTCCTTCGAGTATTTCTACATATTCAGGATGTGCATAAGCAAATGTATCTTGTTTTCCAAGTACTTCAGTTCCCGCAAGGCTTTTCAGTTGTGCGTGTTTTGATTTCCTGAATTCCTCTAAGAACATACGATCAGACTTAGCCTTTGCATATAAAGGGGCTGTTTTTATGATGAACTCTATTGCAAGTGTTGGTTCGTTCATGTTATCTCCCGTTCATAGTGTCGGTATGTAGGGGCTGGGTTATCTCTACCGCATCTCCTACCATGCTCGTTAGCCTCTTGTAAAGCCTGAAAAGCCCATTTGCAGTTAGTGCATACCCAATAGGGCGGGTTTCCTGGTGCGTCTTTCTTTTGCTCAATCATAAGTAACGACCCTTTGTCGGATAATTTTGGCGCAATCTTGAATAGTTGTTCTCTCTACTTGAGCAAATTCTGGTTGATCGGGCCATTCTAGGGTCATGTTTTCCACCAGTTTTGCGTCTTCCTCTCTCTGTTGTTTAGCAACCAAGATAGCAAAGCGTTCTAGATACTCGGTTAACTCGTGGTCTGCTTGATTGGATGGGCTATAGGCTTCATTGTCTTTGACATAAAACCTAGCCTCGTGTGCCATGCGGAGTATGTTTTCTCTGTTCATACATCCTCTTGTTTGTAGTTCAGTTTGTGATTCTGAAACCGCATGGCTGCCTCAATGTCTAGCTCTTTGAATTGCTCATCAGAGAATAGCCCAATGACGTTTCTACCTTCAAACCATACTTCTTTAATGGATTCGTTATAGGTTGTCTCTCCATCGTTTTCATACTCATAAACGACAGTAACCACTTCGCTACCCGCACCAGTTGTTGTGTCAAATTCCCAAGTTTTTTCCATGATTCACTCCTGTTAAAAATTAAATGTTATTCCTGTTTTGAAATGTTTTGAATAGGGATAAACCCTTAGTCCAAGCATTCTTTTACGCAAATATCAACACCTGGCAGACTTGAATAAACCTTGGAAACGTGGATGTTGATGATCTGCGAATCGTCATGGTAGACAACCCCGTTCATGCCATCTTCTACACTTTTTAGGATGTTACTTGCGTCAGGCTTCTTTGTTGGCTTCTCTGAGCCGTCAGAAATAGCTTGTAGTCTCTTTTTGGTGCATGACTTAGGGATTGGCACTCGAATGTAAAGATAAAGGCTTACAGGGGTTTCTAGTGGTTCTGAGCTACCCATTGCCTCGATTGCAGCATCTTTGATTAAAGTCTCATACGTTCTTGTCTTTTCAGGGGTGTAAGTTTGCACAAAGTTTCCCCTCTTGACGTATCTAGCCCTTTGTTTTCCAACAGGGTTAGCGTCTACTTTAAAAGTTACCATGAAAGTCATGTAAGAATCCTTATTGATAAATCATGCAAATAAAAGTTGTTGCGTTTTAACTGTAGTTCCAGAGTCGTATCTTTGAGAGTCTCCTTTGGGATACGGCAAAACCTCATATTTCAACTTAGATCGCAATACTTTCTTGTCTGTTTTAGAGCCATGAAACAAGATGTATCTATGTTTTCTTGATCTCTCAATGTAATAAAAATCATCTCCATGAATTTCTTTAAGTTTTTCAAGGCTTAAACCATCACCTATGGTTTTGGCGTGTTTATGCTCTTGGCCTCGAATTGCCCAGTCAACCCTCGTAGCATTGATTCCGGTGTAAAGAAAATTCGTAGCCTGGTAAACATAGCCAACATGACCTTTGCTTGTGTCAGCATAAGAAACAACAATCATTGGTTTTGGCAATAATTTGATTGAGTTCGCAACAAGGAATGATGCTTCGTTTTTGTGGTTGTCCAGCAAACAGACTCGGTTTAGCTCTAAAACTTTGTCTGAGTATTCTTTCCCACAAATACCCATGCAAAGATTTGGTGATGCAGGTATTCCATAAGTCACTACACCAACAAGAATGTCTTCGTTGTAAAGACCAAAAGCAAACATTATTTGTGGCATACGCTTGGCATAATGTTTTTCAAGCAACCAAGGCTCTACCTCAAAAGCGTTAATTGGTAAAACCTTCATTTAAGATTCTCCATGCGTTTGCAGCCACTCTTGGTACTTGTGCATTTCCAATGGCTTTAATTCTGTCCACTTGTCCGGGAAGTCCATTATGAGTTCTACAAAGTCCGGGTGATAGTATTGAGCGCAATCCTTGCTCGTCCTTACCCACTCGGTTGTAAAACTTGCTCTGTATTCTTGGCTTCCCCAAAACCGCTTTTTTGCCGCCCCTCTCCACATACTTGTTACCGGAGTTGGTAGCCAACAACCAAATTCGTTCTCTCCGATGGGGTAATCCAATGGCATCTGCTCCCAACACTCCCCATTTCGCATCAAACCCCATTTGGGCCAAGTCCCCGAGAACTCTTCCAAGTCCCCTAGAAGTGAGCATTGGTGAGTTTTCCACGAAGACGTATCTTGGTTGAACTTCGTGAATGATCCTTGCCATTTCTCGCCACATTCCAGAGGCTTCTCCATCAATTCCTGCCCCTTTTCCTGCTGCACTAATGTCGGTGCATGGAAAGCCGCCAGATACAACGTCAACAATTCCTCTCCAAGGTTCTCCTCTAAAGGTTTGAACGTCATCCCAAATCGGGAAAGGCGGGAGAAGTCCGTCATTTTGTCGGGCGCACAATACGCTTGCGGGGTAGGGTTCCCACTCGACTGCACAGACTGTTCTCCAACCAAGGAGTTTTCCCCCAAGAATTCCTCCATCAGCACCTGCGAATAAAGCCAACTCATTCAATTTGTCCTTCTTTCATTTGACGCATATAAAACCTGACCCGATCTCTTGCTCCAGTTCCGTAGATTCTTTCGCAACGCTCAAGCCTGGCACGAACAAAATCATTGTCTCTCAGGGATTGCCAAGTTCGGTATATTTCCCTAGCCTCGGCTTTCTCCAAAATAACTCTGTCGCCTTCATTGGATATTACTTTTCTCGAATACGCCATAGGGGTTTACTCTAGGTCGCCAGTAAGCTCTAGGGCTTGGTTTATCAGATGTATCGGAAATGGTACGCCTTCACGTACCTTGTCCAACAACTGCATTGCTTGGTAGTGGCTCATGCTTTTTGCCTAATTTGAGCCATCCTAGCCAATACTTCAAGCGGAATGGGTGCGGCCTTTTTCGCATCTTCTTCAATCTTCAGCAAAGCAGGATCAGGCTTATTACTTCTCGCAACTGTGAGCCTCCCAACGTCATAGGGATTTGGTTTAACAGTTTTGGTGTTTCTAACCCAATTACGCCATGTAGCATCCCAATCCAACTTCACACCTTTCTGACCCGCTTGGGCAACCCAATAATCTTTGAACTGTTCAGCAACCTGACGAACATCTAAGTCTGGTCTTTCCTGAGTAGCCCAATCTCCCATTGCTTTTGTAAGAAACCAGTCTTGAGGGAGGCGTGAGCCTCTCTTGTTCTCTTTAATTGGTTTATGGTTAATGGTTATTGGTTTATGGTTATTGGTTGCATCGTGTATCGATGATGTGGACATGATGGGTACATCTTGTGTCCTCAATGTCTTGATGTATGTGTCTAGTGTGCCATTGGTAAAGTGTTGAATATAAACATCTTTTTGAACAACAGACTTAAGACTTTGGTTGTCCCTGATGAACGCACCATAAGCAGAAGTACCCTGATGAGCCTTATATTCTTCAATTTCCTTGTTGGCACGAGGGTTCACAAAGCCATCATCTGTGGATAAAAAGAACTCATTGAGTACTGTTAAAACATCCTCTTCATGCTCCCTCATGCCGATCTGACGGGCAGCATCTCGGTGCTTTATGGGTTGTTCATGGAGAAAATAGAAGTCTAAAAGTCTTCTATATGCCAAGTCTTCCAGCAAAGAAAGATGGCGAGTGTGACTCATGTAGTCACCGATGTGAAACTTGTAAAAGTGCATAAATTTTCCGCTTTTTAAACACCCTTAGAAAAGAAACTGCGGCAGGAGAAGGGATAACTCTTTTCGATAGGGAGATCAAGCCCCATCTAGCCGTGTTTCAAAACATTGTATCAAATATATTGATTGTTGGTAATTTCATTTGTTTGTGGTCTGCCAAGCAATCTTCGGGCTTGAGAGTTCATTACAGCGTACTCAGCTTTGGTGAAGATACCCTGTGCATTGCGTATGTCAAAGGGGTTTAGCTTGTCTATAGGCGCATCATTGGCTGCTTTTGTAGCCTCAATCATGTGTGGCTCTAACGTGTACTTTTGTATCCAAGACCTACCCATCTTAATCTTTTCAACAGTAAGTTGCTTTTTACGAAACATCTTCTTGCAAGCAGAAACAATGGAAGTTCTTGGGATGCCTGTTAGGTTCTCCATTTCGTATGAAGTTAACGATCCATTTTGCAGACATTTGATGATGGCTTCTTGGGTCATTTGTAGAGGTTCTCCAGGTTGATTGTTCGGTTTAGATGGAGTTCTAGCGTTCTGGCAAGCAAAGCTGTTACAGCCGCATCAAAGTCCTCTGGTTCGGTTGTATAAGCACCTGCCATTGTTTGGGCGTACCCACACAAGGCTTCAGCGC